CACTATTAAGGCATCGGTTAACCCTGACCCTAACGGCAAGCCTGGTTATTACAAATCGACTTTCCGCAGCATACCTAACTCTTTTTGTGGTGAAGCACTAGCCGAAATCATTGAAGACATTCAAGACGCAGCAAATGCGACCATGCGAGCGCTTATCAACAACATGGCGATAGGTGCACAACCACAAGTTTCCATCGATTTAGCGCAGATACCGCAGGGCGCGAACATTACCAGTATTTACCCTGGCAAAATTTGGCAGTTTAGCAGCAAGGGCGTAAACGGCGCAGGGCAAAGCAAGCCTGGTATCAACTTCTTTAGTCCTGAAATCAAAGCCAACGAATTGCTTTCAGTGTACGAGAAGTTTGAACGCTACGCGGATGATAAAAGCGGTATTCCTGCTTATGCTTATGGTTCAGACCAAGCGGCTGGCGCAGGCAAAACCGCCTCTGGTTTATCTATGCTGATGAATGCGGCCAGTAAATCTATGAAAGAAGTGGTGCGGTCAGTAGACATTCATGTGATTGAGCCGCTTGTTTCTAACCTCTACACAAGCGCCATGATTGACCCTGATGTACCTGAAGACATTAAAGGCGATGCACAAGTTAAAGCGCGTGGCTCTGATGCACTGATGCACAAAGAAGCCACCGCAATGCGACAAGCTGAGTTCCTAGCTACGACTAACAACCCAACTGACATGCAAATCATTGGTCCTGAAGGTCGCAGGGTATTACTTGAAAGTGCAGCCAAAGCCGCCGACTTACCTGCATCGCGTTTCGTTCCTACTGAAGACGAGCTTAGACAAAAGCTAATGCAAGAAATGGCAGCGGTTCAGCAGCAGGCGGTAGCACAAGGGCAGGTGCCGCAATGATAACAAATCTTACGGTACCGCAATTAAAGTCGCTTATTTACCTAAAGAACGTTCACACTCAGCACTACAACAACATTCAAGACATTATCACTATGTTGGTAGAGCAGAACGTTGAAGCGCTAAAAAGCGCAGTGAATACACAAGAAATGTTTAAAAGCCAAGGCGCTATTTACACATTAGAAGAATTATTGGCATTACTCGAAGACCCGAAGACCACACTGGATCGGATTGAACAGTAATGCCAACCACGCCTTAACGGGCAAATCACAAGGTCGCTATCCAGCGGCCTTTTTTTATACCTAAACGAAAGTGAACACCAGTGGGGAAGACCTTCGAGGATCCCATTTAACTGAATCACCGAGGATAAAACACAATGGCTTTACCAAAGGCACTGCAAGACGCAAACGAAAAAGCAAACGAGTTAATTCGCCAGCAAAGCGAAGGGCAAAAATCAGATCCCGAGCAAGGGAACACTGAGCAGCCACAGCCGCAAGCGCAGCAACCACAAGAGAACAGAACACCCGAGCAGCCACAACAGCCGCAACAATCGGAATCTGAGCAAACGTGGAAGCATAAATACAGCGTACTGCAAGGTATGTATAACGCCGACACCAAAAAGCTGAAAGAGCAACTTGAAGACGCTCAGAAGCGCAGCCAAGACCCAAGCTTACAACACCGCTTACAGGCCTTAGAGTCTGAAAACTCGCAACTGAAGCAACAATTAGAGCAACAGCAACAGGCGAGCCAACCAAGCGGCGAAGTGAAACTAAGTCAGAAGTTGGTTGAGGAGTACGGCGAAGACTTTGCACGCGCAGTGGCAGAGCAGTCAAGTGCAGGTTCTAGCGACCTGATTAACCAATTGACGCAGAAGATCAGCACGCTTGAATCAAAGCTTACCCAAACTGAGCAAACCACATCGGAAACCGCAGGCAACATGCGTTGGCGCGAACTGAGTGCGGAACTTAGCAAGGAAGACATTGATTTAGAGCAAATGAACACTGATCCGATGTTTCAAAAATGGCTGGCTGTCATCGATGAAGCAAGCGGCGAAGAGCGTAATACGCTGATGAATAACGCGTTTCAGCGAGGCGATATCAATCGCACCGCATACTTTTTCAAAGCCTTTAAAGCCCAAGAGGGCTCCAACTTCAATAACAACCCATTAGCAAGCCATGTTGATGTAACCAGCCGCGCACCGAGTGACGCCGCAGGGGATGACAACGTGTGGACCAAAGCGCAGATGGACAAGCTATATGCTGACAGACGCGCCGGTAAATTGACTGATGCAGAGTTTCAGAAGTGGGAGCAACAACTATTTTCCGCGATGCAACAAGGTACATACCTCGGCTAGCGGTTTTTTGGAGTAATTAAAAATGGGTTATCCTGTAGCAAGTGGCGCAGTCAACCATTCAAACACTGGCGCTAACAACAACTCTAGCTTTATCCCTGAAATTTGGTCAACGAAGTTACTGACTAAGTATTACGAAAACTGTGTTTACATGGAAATTGCAAACACTGACTACGAAGGTGAAATTAAGGCGCATGGTGACAAGGTTAATATCCGCACCATTCCTGATATCACTATCAACGACTATGAGAAAGGTCAAGACCTGAACTACGAGCAGCCAGAAAGTGCGCCTGTGTCGTTAACTATCGACCAAGGCCACTATTTCGCGTTCAAAGTAAACAGCGTTGATAAGTACCAAGCAGATATCAATCTGATGGATACGTTCTCACAAGATGGCGGCATGAAAATGAAACGCCGTGTTGATGCCAACATACTTGGCTCTATCTACGCAGGTGCAGCGGCCGTAAATGCTGGCGCAAACGCGGGTAAAGATTCAGGCTCATTGAACTTGGGTACCGCCGCAGCGCCTATTGACGTTACAAAAGACAATATCATTGACGTGCTAGTAGAGCGCTTCGGTGTATGTCTTGATGAAACGGACACGCCAGACGAAGACCGCTATGTGGTTCTTCCTCCTTCAATGTGTGCACGCATCAAAACGTCAGAATTGAAAGACGCGAGCTTAACCGGTGACGGTAACTCTACGCTTCGCTCGGGCAAAATCGGCATGATTGACCGTCTTCACATCTACTCTTCACGTAACCTACGTAACACCAGTGGTGCGTATGATGTGCTATTTGGTCACAAGTCAGCGCTATCGTTTGCCGCACAAATCACTGAAATGGAAAAACTAAAGAACCCGAAAGACTTCGGTGACTTGGTTCGTTCACTGTTTGTGTACGGTTTTGATGTGTTGCTGCCTGAGCAACTTGGTCACAGTGTAATGCGCCTGGGTTAATTCCCGCGCATAACGTAAACCCTTTCGCCCCCTTCATTGGGGGCTTTTTCGTTTAAGGAGCCTAGAAAATGGCACAAGCAAAACCAACGACTGAAGGCGCAGTAGATTTACAAGATAGCGCTACCGCTGAAGCACCTGACTATCTTCAAGCAAGTTCTGGCCGCGTATTTAAAGCTACACCTTATCTTGTTAAGCAGTGGCGCAAAGGCAAGTTTGGCATGGTCAAGGCCACCAAAAAAGACTACGACGATGCTGTAAAAGCTGGCAAAGCGTAAGAGCGAGGTTCACCAATGGCAACACGTAAAGTTATTGATGCAATTGCGCAAGTGCGAGCAACGCTTGTAGATAATACAAGTACACGCTGGCCTAATCCTGAACTACTAAACGCCTATAACAATGCTGTCTTGGCAGTGGTGAACCTTCGTCCTGATGCCAGCACTAAGAACGTTGCGTTCACGCTGGTAGCAGGCGAGTCAAAGCAAACCTTGCCTAGTGATGGTCTTCGCTGGATGGACGTTGTTTATGATGTAAGTTCAGGTCAGCCAATCAGAAGCACCAAGCGCCGCATATTGGACGATCAAATACCTAATTGGCACAACACGCCAGGACCACGCGTAGCAAGTTGGGCATTTGATGAGCGCGACCCCAAAACAATTTACGTTTATCCGCAGCCGACACAGGCCGTTGACATTCAAATTGTTTACTCGGTAGCGCCGCAAGCGGTGAATATTACTGATTTTGAGAACGACACCACCACTATCAGTATTGATGATTGCTATTTCAATGCAATCAAGGAGTACATGCTTTACGCAGCCTACTCGAAAGATGCAGATTACGCGGCTAACGCACAACGCGCAGCTTCGCACTACAGCATTTTCGAGCGCGCACTAGGTAATAAATCTGGTGTAGATAAAGCGGCTAACCCTGAAGAGCGCATGTAAATGGTAACTTTTGATAGCTTATCCACGCTTGTAGCGCCTTACACACCCAATGTGCCAGCGTTCACAGCGGCTAATGCTATCCGCGAGGCAGCACGTGACTTTTTACGTCACGTGTTTGCCTATCAGCGCGAGATAGAGATTTGTGTAATTGAAGGCGAAGCGAAGTACAAAATAGAGCCGTATGACGCACACACCGAAGTTATATCGATACTTGAAGTAAAGCGCAGTGATAGTGATGTGCTTACGCAGATGCAAAAAGAAAATCGCGATACATACAGCGGCAAGCCTAGTCACTACATCGGCACCTTTGATCGCACAATTAAACTCTTTCCCGTTCCTAATAAAGATGAAGAGTTAACGGTAACCATTGCGGTTCGCCCAACCTTTCAAGCGCCCATTATTGATAGAGCAGTGTTTGACGATAACGCTGAAGCTTTTCGATGGGGGGCGCTAGCTATTCTCAAAAAACACCCTGGTACTGAATGGTTTTCACCTGAAGAAGTGCCGTATTACGAAAATCTCTTCCTTGAAGCGAAAAACAAGAAAGCTGAAGAAATCAGACTTGGCAACATGCCTAACAACATGAAACTGGAAATTCCTAGCTTCCTAT